GCCGCCAGCAGTCAGGGCGGCATTCTTTTTGCCTGGAGGAAATGTGAACTCATTAGAAAGCCTGTCCGTTCAACAATACAAGCTGACGTCAGAAATTAAACGCCTGAGAGCTTTATCTGGCTCTCATCTTGAAAAGTGCATGGATCAACCATGTGATGGCGGCCTTTTCAGTTTGGTTAGAAATAAGGTCTGCCATTGTCATGTAGAGGCGGCTCGCGATGACTTTGAAGCGCTTAAGCCAAAGGCTTATGACGATGAGCAATACACATTCGAAGAGTTATTGCTCGAATATTGCTGCGAGCACTGCACTGAATGGCATCGCATTCAGCGGAAAGAAATCCTTCCTCTCAAAAGAAAGCTGCGCTCTGTCCGTGCAGCAATAACCAGAGCCGGTAAAAAATTAGCAGCCGCCTGAGTGCGGCTTTTTATTCCTGCATCTGAGTGAGCATTTATTCAAGTGCTCAGCCACATGCAATCACAACAAACTAAGGACTATCCCATGATGCACTACAGCCTCGCGGGAAGCGGCGTCATGTCCGCTTTTTATCCCGCTGAATCCGAATTATCCAAACGTGTTCGCCGTCTTATTCGTGCTGCCCGTAAGCACCTGGAGGGTTTATGTCACCAGTTATAAATCACAGCCTGCTCAAAGCAGCGCAGAGCAAAGCGGTTATCGCTCGCTATCTCGGAGATGGTCGAATGTGGCAAGAGGCTCATGAAGCTATGAAGACCGCAATCAATCATCCGTGGTACCGCAAATCATGAGCATTGCAGATACCTGGTCAGAAGATGCCTTTGTCCGCCTTATGCAGGACATGTTGAAACAGCAGAAAGAGGATACAGAAGATGCGCCTGACGATGACAGACAAAACAGAGATTAAGCAAATCATCGCGAGCTTTAACGACGATGACAATGCAGCGATTGATAAGCAAGTTGAGATGCTGTGCGCGAATATTCGACCGGTGCTCAACATGCTGGAATCACATAAGCCAGATGATTACACGAAACAGGCCGTCGAGTGGCTTGGCGAAGACGACTGTAGTTATCAGGAGTTCGCTGCTGAAGTTATGTGGGAAATTTTCAGGCCGCGCGTCGAGGTGGAGTACGCAATGTCCATCTTTATGCGCCGTCACGTATTTGAGGATGCAGCATGAGCAATATCGTTGAGTTTGTTAAACAGCAGGAGCCGCTATTCTGCGGCGCGTTAACTGAGCAGACAGTTACATGGGCTAAGGAAAGCCAGTTCGCAATTCAATACTTCCAGAAGAATGACTTCCTCGCTAAAACCGCCCTATCCAACCCTACCAGCGCACAGAACGCGATCATCAACGTGGCAGCCGTTGGCATCACGCTTAACCCGGCAAGCAAGCTGGCTTATCTGGTACCTCGCGACGGCATGGTGTGTCTTGATATCAGCTACATGGGGCTGCTGCACATCGCCATGGAGTCTGGAGTTATCTCATGGGGGCAGGCAAAGCTAGTTCATGCTAATGACACCTATGAATCTAATGGGCTTGATAAGGCTCCAACCCACAAATACAACGCTTTCGGCGACCGTGGAGATATCGTTGGAGTTTACTGCACGGTTAAGACTCCCGCAGGTGATTACCTTACGGAAGAGATGAGCCTTGCAGAGATTGAGGCTGTCAGGAAGACGAGCAAGGCCGCATTCAGCGATAAGGGCCCATGGGTTAACCACTGGAATGAGATGGCGCGAAAAACTGTTGTTAAACGTGCCAGTAAGTATTGGCCTAAAGCATCTCGTCTTGATAGCGCGATTCACGTTCTAAACGAAGAGGAAGGCGTTTGGACTGAGCCAGTGATGCCGCATAGGTCAGAGGAAGATATCCGTGAAGACGAGCGGAATCGCCAGCAGGAAATCATCGATCGCGTTCAAGTTCTTTGCGATGAGATGGGGAAGGCAGAAACCATGGAAGACCTTAAGCGCATCTTTGCAGATGCATACAAGCGCACAGCCGGCATGAAGTTACAGCAAAACGTGCAAGCTGTTTACAGTGAATGCAAGGCGATGCTGGAGATAAAAAGTGAAAGCGTCTGATTTATTTTTTTACTCTGATGGAATTTTATATTGGAAGAAGAAGCCTGCAAGATGGATGAAACAAGGTGATATTGCAGGAACAACGTTAAAAAGCGGCCATTGCTCTGTAAGTGTCAATGGTAAGCGTTTTTACGTTCATAGGTTGATTTGGGAAATCCATAACGGAGATATTCCAGGTGGTATGGTTATCGACCATATCAATGGAAATCCAAATGACAACAGAATAGAAAACCTCCGCTGCGTCACTCAGCAAATCAATCTTCTAAATAAAAGAAAGCAGTCAAATAATGCCTCTGGCATTACCGGTGTTGGATTCCATAAGCAACGAAATAAATGGCGAGCAACTTTCATGAACCGTCACCTCGGACTTTTTGACAGCTTTATACGGGCTTGCGAAGAGAGAATTGTAGCTGAGGTTTCCTCTGGCTTCTCAACAGAGAGGAATGGGGTATGAGCAAACTGTATGAGATTGCCAACGGTTACGCCAGGCTGATGGATTCCGACTTTGAAGCAGATGAAATAGCCGACACATTGGAAGGAATGGAGGATGAGCTTACAGATAAGATAGAGCAGTTGTTGGCTATCTGTAAGAACGAAACCGGATACGCGGAACGCCTCAAGGAAGAGGCCAAGGCGCTAAATGACCGCGCGGCAGTAATCAACAATAAGGTCGATAACATTATGGCCTACATCGCTAATTCGCTCGAAATGGTGGGTAAGAAGAAAATTCGTGCTGGCATACATCAGGTGACAGTTCGCGCCCCTGTCGAGTCTGTAGAAATCACAGATGAAGGTTCATTGCCGCCTGAGTATGTCGAATACGTGACATCGGTTAAGGCTGACAAGTTAGCCATCAAACATCAACTTAAGGCCGGACATTCCATCCCGGGTGCGACACTCAAAATCGGTAAGCCAACCCTTCTCATCAAATAACCCAATGCGAAAACTAAACATCACTCCCGAAGAAATGACGGCGGTGTGTGGGCGTATGCCAGCATGTCGCGCCGCTGACAGATTAGGCCTTAACCTCCCACAGCTATATATGCTCGCCAGACGCTATTCCATTACTACGGCGCACACCTATAAGCACTGGAGCCACACAGATGATGAGCAACTTATGAGCCTCGTCAGTAGTGGGACTATGCAGAAGAAAATAGCCGAAATTATGGGTAGAAGTCTCGGAGCTGTAAGGGGAAGAGTCTCACACCTTCGCAGGCAGAGGAAATTATCATGATCGGAAATTACTACGACCCCTTCATCACTCCAAATGAGTTAATCGCCGGACACCGCTTCAAACCCATCAACGATATACCACGCGAAGAAATGCTGAAGAAGAACTCATTCCCGAGCGTGAACGAGAACAAATTCCTGACAGCGTGGTTAAACCAGAGGGAGAAAAAATGAGCGTGAATCGTTATGAATTTGAAGATTACGGCACGAATGAGTCAGATGGTCGCTATGTTACTTACGAAGACTACGCCGCACTTGAAGTCAGATGCGCGGCGCTGGCTGCGGAGAATGCGGGGCTGAAGGCGGTGTGTGAAGACCGTCGCAGGTTCATCATGAATGGGGTGCAGCTGGGTTATATCCAGGCTCCGACAGTGGAAACAGACCCGGCACTTGAAACCATTCGAGTTGCTGTGTCACCACAAGAACTAACCCCGTCGACCGACGCTGCCCTGGCTGAAGTGCGGGCGCAGCATGGCGAATCCATATGCGCATCACTTCTTGAAAAGGCCAGTGAGTATGACGCCAGGGCGAAAGAGGTTGATTGTCACACCACTGACAACCGATACCGCTTTGCTGCTGCAATGTTCCGTGGGTTCGCAGCCCAGCTTCGCAAAGGAGTGCAGTCATGAGCAAATCCATGAAGTGCCGTCGTTGTAAAAAAATATCAACACGACCTCAACTGGTCGTCGTGAAAAAAAATCAACACGGGATGGAAACGCTTGGTTGCCCGCATTGCTTTGCCACCGTGTTTACCCAAGTCGAACAGGAGGCCGTCCAATGAGCAACATCGACAAACAGGCGCTGCGTGAGCGCTACTCCGCAAAACCAACACCAAAATGCGATATCTGCGGCGCCCAAATGACAATACAGCGGATGTCTGGCAGTCGCGTAACTTACGGCTGCTCAGGTGCGATTTACGATGGAACAGGATGCCACTACGCCGAAGGCCGCAGCCTGGCTGACGACCATTATGAACAAACACGCGTGACAGTCACCGATGAAAGTGACCCTGATGTGCTGGCGCTGCTGGATGAGCTGGAAGCCGCAGATAAGCGGATCGCTGAGCTGGAGGCGCGTACGTTGGTTCCGGTCGATCCCACGCTTGATCAGCTGGTAGCTGGTAAGCGCCGATTGACTTCAACCGGGCGCATGTCTCGACTGATGTCACAGCGCCTGGCTGAAGTATATCGCGCGATGGTTAGCGCCGCCGCAGCCGGTAAAGGAGAGTGACATGGCAACAGTAACAAGATTCAGTGATGGATTTAATCACCTCATGAGCGGGCCATGTACAACGCTGGACTCATTGTGCGGCATTTGCCAGGACTACGAAAACCAACCTGAGGGTCCGGAATTTGAAGGCGATGTAACTTGCCATGCTTGCCGCGAAACGGCTTACGTGGTGTTTGAATCGTGNAAAAAGAGAGAGGTTCAATAACCCATGAGCACTATTACCAGAGAACCTGTGACGCACAACCTCAAGATTTGGCCTGAATACTTCGCAGCGGTCCGGGACGGACTTAAGCGCGCAGAACTGCGTTGGAATGACCGTGAGTATCAGGAAGGCGACATTCTCGACCTTTGTGAGTGGGATCCGAATGAAGAAGCCTTCACGGGTGATTTCATCAGCGTCACCGTTACGCACGTTGCTGATCTTGGTCAGTGGATGTCTGGTTACGTGCTGCTGAGTGTCGCCCCTCCAGCGCCGGTATCTGTGCTTGAATGGACAAACGAGCAGTGCCTGGAGTTCCTGTCGATCGCTTTCCGGCATGCGGAAATTAAAGGCGACCTTGAGCTGGATGATATCCGCCTGGGTGTGAAGATGGTCAATGGTAGCCGCGCCGCCATGCTTCAGGGAGCCGATGACAACTCTCCGGCGATTCCGGATGGTTGGGTGGCTTGCAGTGAGCGGATGCCTAAAAAGAATGACAAGGTGCTTATCTTCATCGACTTCAACAGCGAAAACGTTCCCCCAAGCATTCACGATGCTGAATTTACTGGAGCAACATTCAGACGAGGCGGAGCGACAGTTAACGTTTTCCCGCTTGAGGATGGTTATGGTGTAACTCACTGGCAACCACTGCCCTCACCTCCACAGGAATAACAAACCCGCATCCATCGGGTTTTTCTTTATCCGGAGTCACCATGCAATACAACCTTATCCTGGTCGCCATAGCGTGCCTTATTGCATGGATGGCTATCTCTTCACTCATTCACATGTCAGAGGGCTTGTTATGGCTAAATTTGCTGTGGGCGCAATCGTAAAGCACAAGTCAGGCGATATCAAAGGAGTGGTTGATGGCGTTACGGAGCAGGAGAACAGGCCGACATGGTATCGCTGTCTGTGGGACTCCGGTGATTACAGTTCTCACGCAGAACACGAACTTCGCGCGGCTACCGTTGATGAGCCTCGCGTGTATAAGAAATTAGCGTAAGGAGATGAATGTGAAACTGATTGATATTTTGGTGCAGGAATTGCCTAAGCTTGGCGGTTGGCCTGATGGCATTGACGATATTGAGATGCTTAGTGACGGCACTATTTATTTCAACGGTGATATTGCACCCGTTTATTACAAATTGACGCAATGCAGCGATGGATGGAGCAGGCTTAAAAGCGCGAAAGATTACTCGAATGCCGTCACCCGCGAGCAATACGAAACCGCACTTGCAGCCAGTAACCCAGAATGGAATGGCGAGGGGTTGCCTCCGGTAGGAACTGAATGCGAATATTCACTAAACGCTGGTCGCACATGGTTCAAATGTAAAATTGACTATGTACTAGGCACGCAAGGTTTAATCATGCTTGCTGACGTGTATGAAGGCGGTCAATTTGTGGGCTTTGCAGAGTATGATGGTAAGTTGAAATTCCGTCCTATCCGCTCAGAAGCAGATAAGAAGAAAGAGGCGGCAATATTCGCCATTGCTGAAGTGTGCAGAAGTTCAGCAAGCAACGGACACTCAGCAGAGCTTATCTACGATGCTATCAAGTCAGGAAAAATCGTAATCGACTAGACCGCCGCAATGGCGGTTTTTTATTGGAGATAGATAATGGCGATGAATAAAAAAGAAAAAGAGCTATACGAGGACGCGCTGCGTATGCAGGCGACAAACAGGGCTCTCAGGTGGTCAGATTATGTTGATGATAAGGATGTTAACCCTCCGGCTGATTTTGGTATTTACGCAAATGGATGGTCTGTCAACAGGGGAACCATGAGCATTTACAAGTCATGGTCTTCTACTGTCTATCATGGAGATGGGTGGGTAAATGAAGGAGATAGACCAAAACACGCCTCTCAGAATCCTATCAAGCAATACAGCACAAAAGAGAAGGCATTGAAGGCGCTTCGAGTATTTATGGAGTCAAAATTCGCTTCTTTACTCTTGGGTGTCGACAAGCAGATTCAGTCATCAATGACGGAGTAACCATGGAATCACACAGCCTCACACTCGATGAGGCCTGTGCATATCTGATAAGGCCGCCACAAGGCGGTTTCTTTTTGTCTGGAGTACATGATGGTTACAGCAGAACCACTCACTGCGCAAAAGGCGGCGAAACTCCTGAAGGTCTCACCGAGAACTGTCTATCGGCTCATCGACTCAGGCCAACTCGCCGGAAAGAAGGTCGGTAACAAATACCGCACAACCGATGTCGCCTGTATTGCGTATTTACATGACCCGCGCGATCCTGTTGCCGCGAGCGCGGGTGAACATAAAGGAGAGTATTTATGTCAATCACCCTCAGAGGCGGAGTGTGGCACTGTCATTTCGTTACACCGTCAGGGAAAAGAATTAGGCAATCTCTTGGCACGGGGGACAAGAAACAAGCTCAGGAGTTGCACGACAGGCTGAAGGCAGAAGCGTGGCGCGTGGATAAAATCGGGGAGTTGCCGACAAGGACGTTTGAGGAGTGCTGCATCAGGTGGATTCGAGAGAAGGAACACAAGCGGTCATTGGATGACGACAAGACCAAAATCGAATACTTCCTTAAGCATTTCTCGGGAAGGGATGTTTCGACCATCACAGCCGAGCAGGTTTACGATGCTGTTTCGAAGATGGTTAACCGCAAGCATATTCAGGTGTGGGAGTCGCGCCGGGACGCTGCTATACGTCGGGGAAAGGAACCACCTCCGTATGTTGAAAAGCCAGTGAGTCAGGCGACTAAAAGCCAGCACCTGTCTTTTATGCGGTCACTGCTGAAGACGGCGGCCAATGACTGGGGATGGATTAAGACGGCTCCGGTTATTAAAACCAAAAAGCCAATCAGCAAACGCATTCGCTGGCTGACAAGAGACGAGGCTGAACGGCTTATCGCCTGCATGCCTGATTCAATAAAGCCTGTGGTGATATTTGCACTGGCAACCGGTCTGCGCCGCTCCAACATCATTGATCTGGAGTGGCAGCAGGTCGATATGCAGAGAAAGGTTGCATGGGTAAATCCGGAGAACGCGAAGGCGGGCAAGGCTATCGGCGTGGCTCTGAATGATACCGCATGCAGGGTGTTAAGGGATCAGATAGGGAAAAGTTCCAGGTGGGTGTTCGTTCACACGAAACCATCGACGCGCCCGGATAAAACTGTCACTCCGGCGGTCCGGAAAATGCGCGTGGACGATAACAGCGCCTGGCGCATTGGCCTGGCAAAAGCAGGTATAGAGGACTTTCGTTTTCACGACCTCCGACATACCTGGGCGAGCTGGTTAATTCAGTCCGGCGTACCGCTTTCTGTGTTGCAGGAAATGGGAGGCTGGGAGTCGATAGAAATGGTCCGTCGTTATGCTCACCTGGCACCAAACCATTTAAGCGAACACGCACGGAAAATAGATGCCATTTTTGGCAACCATGACACAAACATGACACAAGGAGAAAATCAGGCTGGTTTAAAACTTGCGTAAGTGCATGTTTTTAAATGGCACGCCCTGTAGGATTCGAACCTACGACCTACGGCTTAGAAGAACGTAGAGTACTGTTTAACACACTGTAATATAATTATTTTTTCCGCGCTCGCACCGGATTTGTGTCATTACGTGTCGTTGTATGCTTCTGCTTTTCGTTATGTGGCATCCATTCATGACACACCTGTGACACAGAGAGTGCACAGCCATGCCTGATGGCATAGCTGTGCCTTTTCCCCATCACTTGCTTCTTCACTTCATGGTGAAGCGTCTTAATTCCCGATTTCTATCTCACAACTAGCCCAACTAAGACCGCTCACGGATGAAAACTCATTAATCCTCAGGTACCCATCACTTGAACATGACAGGGTTCCTGTTGATGCAGAACCTGACTGGAATGTAACAGTTGGATTCCTTGACGTTTCCGATGGCCTGAAGTCAGATGGGATAACCATAAATACCGGGTCAGTTCCAGATTTAATAAGACCAAAAAGACAAAGCTTTTTGTTTCTTAATCTGACTGCGAACCCCTCCTGGCTTTCCCACGAGTTTAGGAGTGGGAATGAATATCCATCAGGAGAAAACTCAGGAACAGCAGTTGTCCCGAGGTTTTTTACGGTGCCTATCTTCAGTGAGCTAAAATCTTTAACCGCCCATAGATATTCGCTCTGCCCATAGTGAACAACGTTTTCAACGGTAATATTGTTTCCATTGTCAACATCAATCAGCGTACCTGTAATGTTCTGGCATCTCAGGTCATTAATATGGCATGACAATTTGCATGCAAGCCCATAAATAGCTTTTGTGACGTTAATGGCTGAAAATGTATCAATATCAATCTGGAAAAATCCGTTTGCCCCGCCTCCCGAAATGTTCCACCCATATGATGTTGCCGTTGCACCAAATCCGTCACCAACAATGTTCCCGATTTTTGTATTCAAAATCGCATAGTCACCTACTGAGCCAAGTGGCTGTTGGTGCCCTACAGCAACAATGTTTCCAATGCTAACATTAGATATAGGTCCAAGTGATGGGTTAAGCATTACGCCATACCACCCTAATGCGTTTGTTGTATGGGGGGCGCTTCCAGGCATTCCATGCGCAAATGTTTTAATGTTACCTACATTTATATTTTCTGGCTGCGCGTTGGTTTGGGCATCCCCCCTAATAATTACACCATTCCAGCCATTGCACTCAGTTATAACATTGTCAACATTTACATTTTTACCTTTAACAATCGCACCATGTACTCCCATTACGGCATGTAGTGTTGTTGCATTAACTGATGAAATTCCCTCCGATGTAAGGATTGCATGGTATTGAGTGGTGGGCGAATAACACATACCAGCAACATTATCTAATGTAATATATTGTCTTAATGAATTTGCATCTCTAAGTGTGGCATTAGGATATGAGATATATAGACCATCACCCTGACCATTAGGGACAAGTCCTGAAAATTCTCGATCTATGAAATACTTTCCGTTGTCAAAGGCAACGTTCTTGGCATAGAAATTATTTGCATATACCAGGAAGCAACCCTCAATAACTGCGCCACGCTCAAATCTGTCTCTGTTATATGAAGGGCTGGCAAAACTCTCTCCGATTAATGAGATGTTATCAACGCCCATAAACCGACCGTCATCATTATTTGCGAATCCTAGCTTATAGTTATTATGCTTATATCTTTTGTTTTTTAACTTTATGGTTCCGCCTTTACCTATTGGCATTGAATTTATGGCGTGATCAACAGCACCCACCACATCTCCAAACCATTCTGGCCTTGCCCATCCTTGCGCTAAAAATACGTTTGAATCTTCTGTGAAGATCTGCTTATCACCATCAAGAATCGCTGACTCTATGACTTGCCCATCTGTAATCTTTGCTATTCCGTTGATGAAAAGATAAGCATTTTTTAACTTCGCTGCATCATCGGCGGCTGCTACGCCAGCATTGTCATCGGTTCCGTTGGGTACGTATGTGTAGACCGGAACGCCACCGATAATGTTAATCCCATCACTTCCTTCAAGCGTCTGACGCAACATGTCAGGATCGTACTTAAGTACATTTGGGAAGTAAAATTGCAACACCCCACCTGCGTCATACACAGCCATTGAGTGGCCCTCAACGGTTACAAACTTAGATATCTGTCCGTTATATACAGGGTAGCCACCGGCATTGATTGAAATTGGCTGAGAAGTAGGGACATTGTTACCATCTTCATTTTCAATGTATACCTGAATCTGATTTGAAGGAATGCTTGGGTCTGTATCAATTTCCCCTATGTAGATTTTTCCGTTTGCTGCGGCCTTAAATGATCTTGCAAGCGTGAAAAGCTGGCTTGGCATGCTTACTACAACATTGGGAGTAATGTCTGACATTCTATTTTTACCTTGCAGGTTTTGGGCTGCTGCAAACTTAAACGGGACAAGAGATGCCAGGCCAAGAACAGACTTAAGTAATGTTCTTCTTTTCATGATTACTCATCTTGTGTGATGGTCTGAGAGAATCATGCTAAAAACATATGCTGTAATCAACCCGGCAATCACTTAAATTGCGCAGCATTGCGGAAAAGTTGGTTATAATTTATGTATATGGAGGATTTATGGACAGAGATTTACTGAATTTTGCGTTTCTAATGTTCGGACTTGTTGTCGGAAAAATTTTATTCGCTTAAAGCCTCGGATTTCGCTCCTTGAGCGAATGAGTTCACGACTTTCTGAGCATCAGATAACGCTTTCTCAAATGCAGTTGAGCCTCGTGGAGTGTTAGCCAGGCGAAGCATTGCATTACGTGCTGGCTCACTCTCATACATCCTCGCCAGCAAACCATAACCACCACCTACCCCTAACAACGCGGGGTTTGTTACAGTGCCGATGCCCATAATGAATGGGATGGCCTGCTGACCTGTAGGAGTAGTCACTCCTGCCTGTCCCGCTCTCTTCGTTGAATCCAGGTAATTCTTCATCCCTTTTAGGTAAGCAGCGTCACGGCCTTTGAAAGCTATTCCCGTCTGATTAGACATCAGATTAACCTGTCGCAGGAACTGGTCAGGAGAACCTCCAGATTTCTCCATTGCCTTGCCGATGATGCCGTTACGCATCTGAGCGCGGCCAATCTGACCTACAGAGTTGTACAGGTTCTGAACCTCTGATTTGTTCTTGCTGAAAAGCATGTTGTTGACGACTTCTGGTGTCAGATCGCCTTTCATCAGAACGTTCTTCAGGCGAGTATTCTGTAGCTTGTTTGCTTCATCAGCGTATATAGCATTAGCCTGCTTGTATCGCCTTAAAGTGTCATTTCCAAGTCTTGTGCCTATGGCATTGTCAATATCTCCTGTCATGGCGCTGTATACACGATTTACTGCTGCTTCAGACCTGTTTATTAACGCCTGCCGCTCTCCTTTAACGTCCTGTCTGAATTGGCTGCGAAGAGCGCTTAACTGTGAGAGGTCCATCGCCATCGGCCCGCTAGCTCCGGAATTTCTTGAAAGCTCATCTCTGTATATTTTGAGCTTAGAAATTGTTTCGGTATCAGCAGCTCCGCCTAGCTTTTGTAGGTCTGCGATCTCTTTATCGATTTGCTGGATTGCTCTGTTAGGCTGGATATTTACTCCAGCAATTGCGCCCTGCACTTGTTCCAAGCGATTACCGGCTGCCCTACGAATTCCAGATGATTTTGACTTCAGGCTGCCAACCACAATAGAAGGATCGTATTCGCCGAATCTGGATGCGAACTCATCAACCAGCTGGCTCCTGGCCTCCTGCTGATTCGCTCTCATAGAGCTTGTTCCAGCAAAGGGGATGTTTTCCGCCGTGGTCTGAGCCATGCGGCCTACTCTGGAGTTTGGCTGAAGCACATCAGTTGTGTGCAGGGGAACATCAGCAGAATTAGCAAATCGGATCGCCTGCTGCGCTTCCGGTGATATTGCACCTTTTACGCCGCGATATGCCGCCCCAGCAACACGTCCAAGCTGGTTAATAGTGCCGCCCAATACGACACCAGTTCCGAGGTCTGTTGCGAGTGCCGATGGGTTATTCTGTTCGCTATTCGCAGCCATTGAACCCACGGCGTTT